TCTCTGCTTGGCGAATAATTGTATCAACAGAGACGCCATGTTTTTTGGCGATTTCTTTTTCTGCGGGAACTTTCTTTTTCATGAGAAATAACCAATAGGTGTAGCTCTTACATCTGTACCAGTATCGACTGCAAGTTTTTGATTTGCTTTTTTATGAATAACAATCTCTGAGCCAGGATTGCTGAAGAAAGAACCAACTACAGTAGTTCCATCATTTTCATACAAAGTGATAGTTCTGCCAGCATTTCCGCCAGCATCGTGAACGATTAAAACATCCACTGCTGTTGCTCCAACAACATTTGGGGTTGTAGTGAGTGTTACTGCCGTTCCTAAAAGTTTAACTCTCATTGTTATTTACCGTTTATTTTCTATTTATTCTTCCTCTACTTTTCCTTTCTTCAGCAATAATTGAAGATCAGCAGTAGTACCAAAGAACATATTGTTGGTTACATTTCCATTAATAGCAGCAGATTTTTTATCAACCTTCTCAAGATCTTTCATTTTCTTTTGAAGATCAATAAGTTTATCAGTCATGTCTGAGACCTGCTTCATAGCGTTCACAGCGACTTCATACGCTCTGGGGTGCCCACTCTCTTGCGCTACCTCTAACGCTCCCTGAACCGCTTCCTGACCCTTGCTGATGAGGGTGTATAATTCTGCTCTGGTGTATTCATAATCTTTGGTAGCGTCAATTGTAATTTCGCTATTTGCTTGAGTAATCATTTCAGTTGTTTTTTCTATGGGAGCAACATCGATATCAAAGATATCTTCCATGTTCTTTTCAAACTCGTTCATAGTAGTGTAATTCCTTCATTGAAACCAAAGTCATCATCGGGCATTAACAATGCATCATCATTTACATCAACATCATTGTCTCCATCTTGATCTGTTAATGCTCGTGGAGTGACATCAATTCTAAGATTTCTGCGATGCTCATTGTAATCACCAAGAGATTCGTATACTGTAGCTTTACGAATAATTGCTGCATCACTTACAGGACCATACAGATATGTTTTTAAAATAAAATCCAGAGTATATGTAATACTTCTTCTTCTCAACATATCATCTTCGTAGTCATCTTCATATGAAATACCATTTAAAATGATTGGTAAATCTTTCTTCTCATCCATCTCTGGAATGAGATTGATGGTGACATTGAAAGATGGTTGAAAGTATGGTAGAATCTGTTCAAGAATCTGTAGAGCATCATCTTGATTTCTTGAAAGAATTCCTAATTCAAAACGAAGATTGTAAGGCACAGGCATGTACTGAACCTTGACACTATTGTTGTCGTCTTTTTTTAAATATTTTTGAATAGGTGATGTTTTTCGGGAAGCATCATATGTAATGTCAGTCATCTCAAATGAGATACGTGGCATTGTGATACTAACCTTACGCTCAGTGCTTGGATCTTGATCAAGACGAGCAAGAAACTTACTCTTGGGTCCGTAAGCAAGAGCTACTTTCTCTTGACGAATTACAGCACCTGTTTCTGGATCTTTCTTTTCAATTTGAATATTGTTGAAAAGAGTACCAAATGCCTTTACATTTTTTTTAATTATCTCGTGATAATAATGACGATTGCCTAACATTAGAATGAACCTCCCATATTTCCATACTCACCAAATGGATTCTTCTCTGTAAAATCAAGAATAGGATCAGCGGTTGTCTCGTAGTATTTGTTACTGTCGTTATCGTAATTATCGATATCAAAATCAATTGTAGAGAAATTATCTACTACCCACGAGGCACCACCATCTTGACCCACTAAAGGTAAATTTGGTTGTAATACACCATTTATATATGTCAATCTTAACTTGCGAGTAGTTGGACTCCAATCTGCAACTGTTGCTTTTGTAATTACAGGAGTGCCACCAACAGGTGTGTAGGTTTGTCTTACTTCTTCTCCAACCACATATGCACCAGTACCACCAGTTTTCATGTATACTGGGAACACATGTGCTTCTTGAGTAAGTGTGTCGATTTCTGGATTACCAGTGTCGAAATAATTATCTGCATTTTGAATGAGTTCGCATGTCATGGAAAAAATATAATTTTTTCCTAACTGATAGAATGGAACTTCTCTTTCTACATATTTAATTTCATATAAATTTTTAGTCATTGGAACATAAATTAGATCACCTTCATTTGGTACATTGGGAATTCTTGTATCAATTTGAGTTTCTACATAATCAATCCAACGTCTTTTAGACACTGCGTATGTAATTTCATCACTTAGAGTGAGACCAAATTTAGACATTGCAACAGAACTGGACCCACCAAATCCTTCTACATTAATTAACATCATTTCTATCATAACGCTATCTTCATATTTTTGAAGAATAACATCATCTATAGTTGAATCAATCAACATTGTTTTTGGAACATAATAAACATCCTGACCAAACAGCTTAATCTGTTCGTCTACAAGATCTTGTACTAATGTTTGTTCCGATGTTCTTCCCCCATACTGAGGAAAGTATTGACTTTTTGCCATTATCCGATTGCATCAAGTGGTGGTAGTTCGTAATCTGTGAGCATCTTAGATTCAATATCTTCTAATTCTCTAAGAGCATCTTCATAGATCTGGCGACCATTGAGAGATACACCGCCAGGCAATTGAACGTTATTGAATTTGATTAAGTTTTGTCCCCACTGACGCTTGAAGAGAGCAGTGGTATAACGCTTCAACCAAAAGTCATTCCAAATCTTTGTGAGGTCTGTTGGGTCAAGTGCTCGATAACATTCAATGATTAGAATCTTATCTTTTGTGAGCATCTGGGGATCGTAGTCAATATAAAGACGACCATCTCTCTTGGTAAATCTGAAACGAATCAGAGCACCAGTATTAAGTACCATATCAAGTGTCTCGATATATGACTTAACCATGTAATAGTTTAGAATATCAATTGAACCAAATGCATATAAGTCATTCAAGAAAATCTGATATTCAATACCAAAAAGATCGCCACGAATACTACTTGAGGTTACACCAAATACTTTTTCTACGCCAATGATGTGATCTGGAAGATCCAAATAATTACCACGTTCAGTCCATACATCACCTTCGGATGAGGTATGTGTAATGTTATTACTTTTAAATCTATTGACTTCTGTTTGCGTTAATGTATGTTTAAGATACATTTTATCCATACCGTCAAAATGACGTTCTTGGAAAAATTGTAATGCTTCATCTATTCTATCTTCTAATTGTTGATTATCAACATTGATTTCAAGAACAGGAGCACCAAGTTGACGCAAACAATAATCTTTTAATTCTGTTCTTGTCGCTGGTTTTGATGCTGACATTTACCAGTCCATAATAGTTTCCTATTGATATTTATAAAAAAAAGAGGGGGTTGCCCCCCTCCAAAAAGTATGTGGAAAATGAATCAGGCTTGTGATTCAGTCCAGGTGAGACGTGCAGTAACTGTAGTTGGTGCTGCGGTATCCGTAGGAACAACGGCAAGAGTAAGAATATCAGGACCGTTGGGGAATACATAATCACCACCGAGAATACTGTTACCCATTTCAACAAGTTCGCCAAGATCTTGTGCGACTGGTGAGTTTACAGCGGCACGGAATTCAAAGATTGCGATACCACCAGTTACTGTATCAGCTGATGCACCAGTGTGCTTGATGATTTGACATAGTGAAGGAGCACCGTAGTTGGTGAAGTATGCAGACTGTGATAGGTTACCATTCAGAATGAGACGAACCGATGCAGGCTTGCTGTTGGTGTTACCGACAACAAGACCACAAGAATTCATCTTCAGAATCATTCTATTAACTAAATCTCTTTCTCCAATAGGACCAACAAGTGAACTATCGACAGAAGGAGCAAGACGAATAGAGAGAATAGGAACTGCAGTTCCAGCAAGTGTTTGTGGAATTGAAATTGTATCAGAACCAGAAGAACCAGAAGCAACCGTGAAGAGGTATGCCTTGTCATCCTCAAACTTACCATCCATGATTACCGAAGCACCCCAGTGATAGAGTGATGGAGCATAGGTTGGGTTATCGCCATTTATAATTTCATAACGAGCAGGTAGGTTACCCGAGCGGAGATACGCTTCATTTTCGTGGTTGTTGTGGACAAACTCATGGACATAAGTTACGATACCATTTTGATCTTTAAATCCAAAACGAACCTTACCAGCGCCATACCAGGAGTAATCCATGTATGCCATTTGCTGACGGTGAATATCGAGATTAAATCCAGTTACGCCATTACCATCACACTTATCAATATTCCATTGTGATTGTGGAACTTTTAGATCACGAACCTTACACATAACAATTTTACTTCTTGTAGTTCCTCTATACGATGGAGAAATATGGATTGAAGTATCAGAATCAACTGCCGTTACTTTATAAGACATACCACGAATTATAACAGAGTCACCAACTACCAATTGCTTAGTAAACCTAGTTCCTGTTCCTGTAATCGCATTACTCTTAAATGCACAAGAAATAGTTCCTGCCATTTGAGAAGTTGAATTTCTTCTTACACAATATAGATTTTGACCATCATATTCAAAGAACATGCCATTAGCATCATCAAACATACCAGCACGGATTGAAGCATCTGACCATTCATAAAGGAATAGAGCAGGGAATCCAGCAGGATTTAAATCACTTGGAATACCATTAGTTGCATAACGGAATTTGAATTCATCTAGAGTATCATATACTGTGAAGAATTGACCATTAGAAGGAGTCACATATGGAGCATTGGTTCCCGAAGTTACCGAAACGCTTTCCACGATAATTTTATTAGAACTTGACAATTTATGTGGTTTTCTGCAAGTAACGGTCGCATATGCCGTTCCATCATGTGTAATGTTAGCAACCTCAATTGAAGGACTAAAGTTAATACCAGTTGAATACTGAAGACCTTTACCTGATTGATAACGGAAGTATCTTCTGGTTTGTCTTACAATATTAACGCCAGGAGCTTTTGCTGCAGAAATCTCAACACCACCGTCAAATGATCTATGTAGATTTAAGCAATCTGGTCTTACAAACATCTGAGTTTCATAAATGAATGGAATTGCTTGAAGAACACCATCACGAATATTAGCAGAAGTTTGTGAAGCATATAGGTTTGCATTAGCACCAGTGAGCGAATCATTTGCCAAAGCACTAGTATTTTGATAACGAATATAAGAACTTGAGCAATATGTGGCAGCAACTAAGTAGTGACTGAAACCTTGACCAGTTGATGCTAAAGGAAGGAACTGGAACGTTAATGCATTACTTAATGAGTTAGCAAGACGGATTACATCATCATTAATCTTAATAACGTAGTAAGTAGCACCTTCAGTTAGACCGCTAATAACATTACCAATACCAAAACCAGCAGAATAATAAACTTTGACACCAGTGTTTAAACCATGATTGGGAATATAAATTTCACCTCTTTCAGTTGAAACAACAGGAGTAGCTAATCCGTTTACGGTGACTAATGTTGTTTGTGGATTGATGACGATCTGACGAGTAGGATATGGATCGCTAACAATCATATCCGAATCATTATTGATGGCAAGAACTTGCATATCAAATACAAATCCTTCATACTTCTCAAAACGATGGTTAGTTCCAGTACCAGCACTACTATAAGTAACTGCAGATTCCGCTCCACCAACGAATGCTCCTGGTGGGTTGGTATGAAGTGTAAAGGTGCTTGGATCAATTACGTTAACATAATAAATTTGATTTGGATTTAATCCTCCATATGGAGTTTGTGGTAAGAAAGAACTAGTGTATTCTGACCAGTTACCAGCAGCAACGTTATAATATCCACCTTGAGCATCTAACTTATACATTAGAGCGTCGCCAGTTGATAATCCGTGGTTTGAAATATTGAATACTCCAGTGCTGGTTGAGGTTAGAGCATTTGATGGACCAACTACACCAGAGAATAAAAGTGTCTTAATTGGCATTTTGCCAGACAATTTAATGCTATCTCCACCTCTATATTGAGCTAAGAACTTAGTTGAATATGAAGGAAGTGAAGGAAGAAGCATCCATTGAATATTTGCTCTACCATCAGCATCTGCTACTGGCTGGTTTCCTGTATTTCCAACAAATGATGTTTGACCAGGAGCCGTAGCACCAATAACTGACATATAGTAAAGGTTACGGAATAGAACAACGTCACCATATGAATAAGTATCGGAAGAGTTCCAATCACCCTTAAAGGAAGTACCTCTTAGAGTTGGGTTTGTAACTTTGAACTGGTGAAGTGTGCTTGTTCCAACGCCAAGAATATCAACAAGATCAGTGTTTGTGTAAGCACCTACCCATGTATTATGAAGTGAGAATTGGTTTGGTTGTGCGCCAGCATTAGGAGCACCACCACGAGTAGTTACCGAGTTTACTGAGTTATTGACGAAATACTGTCTTCCTGAAACAAGACCATTAATTTGTCTTCCGTTACCCCATACCTGATAAATTACTCTATCACCAGTGTTGAAACCATGACCATTTAACACAATTCTATCAGACGCTGCCAATACGGCAGAAGTAGAAGAACCATTAACAATAATGTCTCTAGCAACGATAGTAGCAAGACCATTACCAAGTGATTCTCCAGTTACTTGTAGAGTTGATAGTTGGTGACCACCATCTCCACCAAGAACAGAATAGTTCTGAATAGCATTACCAGCAAGAGCATCTGCTTTGGTGTAAGCTAGTTGGAACATATCGAGGTTTCTACGAATGACGTAGTAAGTTCCTGCTACATTTCCAGTACCAGGAGTTGCTGTTGCAGCATAGCTGTTAGCAACAACTACAGTCCCAAGAGAAGCAGATACTACCTTGAATGTACCGTTATAAGCATTTGATGGGTTTCCACTTACTTGAACACCACTGACGGTAACACTTTGGTTTGGTACAATATCAAATGGCGAAGATGTTAACCCAGTTGTGGTATAATTATAAGTTACAAATCCAGCAGAAGGAGTATTTGGTTGTACAGAAGAAATACTTAGATCATATAGAGCGTTGTATCCTTGACGTGGGTGAACGTTATTAGCAAAACCAAGTGCAACGTTTCCATTTTTGTTGTATACAACTCTAGTACCAGTTGTTAGACCATGATCTTGATAGAAGAATGTTCCTGTTCTTAAATCACAAGCATTCTTAGGATTGAACGTAAATGTTCTTCCAGAAATATTAATTCCTGGAGCGAATGTCATTCTGCTTGTGGATGGAATTGTGGCAGCATCATATCCACCATCAATTGTACCAGTTGAAGAAACATTGACTAAACTATGTGTGCCAGAAGCAGTAGTTGCCAGAGGAACAGAATCATAGTATTGTGTGAATCCCCAGTTACCAGAACTACCAGCTGAAGTGATATTGAGTGGGAAACCAGCAAAAGCAGCAGCTCTAGAATGTGCTAACTGGAAGTTGTTGGCATCAATAACAATCGCATAGAATGGACCAGCTGCAGGTGAAGCAGTAGTAATTGTGGTATTAGTAATTGTATTTGTGATAGATGGAGAACCTCCAGATGGTACTTCAGTGATGAATACCGTCTCCCCAATTCTCAAACCATGATTATTAATATTCCAATATTCTGTGCTGGTGCTTGCCGTACCAAATGTACCAGTAAATCTTCTTGGAGTTGCCAAATCTCTAATTTGTAGTTGGAAACTACCATGAATCTTGTAAAGAATTAGACCAGCAGGAATTGTTTTTGCTGTGGTTCCAGCATATCCTCTTTGAACTGTGATAGTATCAGCAGTCGTTGAAATAACAAGCATTCTCTCATTATGATATGGTCCAGTCCAAATAGTATTTCCAGCGGAAATATATCCCGCAACGTTAGTATCACACTTGATAACAGTTGCATCTACATCATGCTCAACATCATTAGTACCAATTGTAGTTCCACTATCTGCGTTAGCAGTAGAAACACTAGTAGTAATTGGAACAAAATCACTTACATTTCTTACGGTATATAAGTTTCCATTAACTAAACCTGGAGCGCCTGTATAAGCACTGCCAATATCAGTAGTACCTAAAGATTCATAACGAACAATATCACCTTCTACCAATGTTTGCTGTTCAATTGGAAGAATAATTCTGTTGCCATTTGCATTTGGAACAGCACTACTTGTAAACTTCATACCCATTGTACCAAGAGGTCCAGGAGAAGTCGTTGACGTGGTTGCTCTTGCAGCAGAAGCATTAATACCAATTTGTACAGTTGGTTGACCAGTTGGTAAAGTGGCTGGATCAAATATTTGTAGTTTAAATACATCATCTGAGATTGGAACCATATAATAACGAGAACTGTTTGTCAAGTTATTAACTTGAGTGTTTGCAGTTCCACTACCTTGCGATAGAAGCATACTAACTCTTGGCCAATTTACTCCAGTAATATCGGTAACGTAATCAAATAATGGATTAACAGGAGCACCTGTAGAAGATCCATTATAAAGATATGCCGTATCAATATTTGGGAATACTGCATTTGTTCCAGGATAATCAGTTCTCTTACCAGAAACACCACCATGATTTGGAAGATAGAAACTATTGGAATATGGATTTTCACTAATTCTACAAGCAATAAAACGAGTACCAGAACCAGGAGTTGCTGACGATGTAAAGTGTACTGGAGAACCATTTTCAGATAATGTTAGTGAAAATTCAGCTAGGTTAGTATTAGGAGCGGTAGCAACAATTGTTCTTGCATAATATTTTTGCCACGTACCATATGTGCTAACTGTTTCCGAAACACCTCCAGGAAGAGTTGTACCATCCCCTCTCTTGATAATAATTTCTGCTCTTTCTGTTAGGTAATCTGGGAATTTTTGGAACGCGCCAATTGCTCTATCACGACCCGATCCAGCGGTTGAGTATGCGCCGCCAGCAGTAAAATCACTAATTGTGAATCCAGGATGAATTTGATAAACACCACCAGACCAAGTATTTGCTGTCAGGAAATCAACTGCCACTGCACCTACAGATCCATATGGACCAACTCCACCAGTTGTTTGAGTTGTACGTAGAGTAATTTCATCTTTGTTATTTGCTTCAACAAAGTAAATAACAGATTGGGCAGCAGATTCAATAGGTGGTGTTGTTCCTGTAGTCCAAGTATTACCTGCACCAACAAAAATAACAGGAGTACCAGTGCTTAAACCATGATTTCTGATAAAAATTCTATTACCATTTACACACTCACGAGTAAACATTTTACCTGTGATCGAACACCAATCATGAACAGCAACACGAAGGTGGTTTTGCCAAGAAACTGCTCCGTCATGCATTTGCATACGAACACCAGTGCGGAACACTTTAATTGTGGCAGAACCAATGGTTCCTCCAATAGTAACTGCAGTGGTTGCTATTGCTGGATTAGTTGATGATAATGTGATGGAAGTTGAAGATACATTAGAAATAAAGAAGTTGACAATTCCAGAAACACTAAATGTTGTAGAAGTACCAATTGTTGCCGTTGTATTCAATACAATAGTTGATCCAGTTGTTAATCCATTAATTTGAGTAATGAATGTTCCAGCTGGTAATGTACCACCAGAAATTGATTGCCCTACTTGTAGAACACCAGTAACATTAGAAGTTAAAGTTAAAATATTGCTAGAAACAGTACCATTAAACGAAGCAGTATTGAGGTTTGCTCCATTAGCAGTCAAGCTTCCTGCATTAGTAAATCTTACGATAGAACCTACACGAGTTGGTAGATCTCCATCTCCAAGATTTGTCATAGTTGGAACAGTAATTACTCCACCTGCAGAGATAGAAGAAATTGTTGGTGAGAAAGTATTCTCAAACGATTTCGTTCTTAGGAGAGTGTTTGTTGCTGCACTAGTTGATGATAAATTATATGTTGTACTTGTTGTTTGGTTTACAAAATTAGCGCGGTTGGAACTATCCGTTGGACCTTCCATAATAAAGAAACTATCAGATTCTCTCCAGTTTTGATTTGGGAAAGGAGCTCCGCCAGCAGTTGATGGCACAGACTTAACTACATATGAACCATCTAGAGTTGGAATTCCAGTATCAGATAATGTAATTTGACGCTCTGGATAAATTCCAAGTTGCTTATTTGTTCTGCCGTTCAATACAACTCTTACTTCAGAATAACCACTTGCTGTTTGAATACTAGCAACGTTTGCTTGGAACTCATATCCTCTGCTATTGAATAAAGAGAAAGTATGGTTTCCACTACCAGCACTTGAGAATGTAATTAAGGCACCACCATCAACAGCATCTCTTGGGTTGGAAGTAATTCTAAAAGTATCTGCGTCAATTACGCGAACATAATAGAAGTACGAGATATCTGTTCCGTTTCCATTATTCCAAGAACCTAAAGTGCCAGGACCAGCTGGAAAATATGGAGATACAACACCAGTAAGATTATTAATATTTGGAGCTGTTCCAGAAGATCCAACAAAAGTAATAGGATCTCCAGTAACCAAACCATGATTTTCCATGGTAATAGTGTGAGTAGTAGTGCTAATAGCACTAGAAGCAATAACTCTCAGAGAAGTTCCTACATGGAAAGGTTCGTACTGGTTGAAAGTACCTGTATCTAATGCATAAGAAACTTGATCATCTACATTACCTTGTGGCACTCTAGATGCAGTAAAGTTAATTTTTTTATTAGATAATGTATTTGTTAGATAGAATGGAGATCCAACTTTAAATCCATGCTTATATGGAGTAGTTACTGATAGTGTACTAACTGATTGATTATCAGTTACAACTGGACCTTCATCAACTGAAGCAGTATTATCTAGAGGAATTTGTGCTTGAACATAGAAACGACCAGTAGTAATAGTTACATATGCAGTATTAATACTTACTGCAACTGCTGGAGATCCAGGTTGTACAGTTCTGGTTTCGTATGTAAAAGTATAGTCCGTAGTCTTACGTACAAGGAACGTTCCTTCTGCAGTAACACTATCAAGACCACGAACATCAATAGGAATACCTGTAGTTAATCCGTGAGGTGAAGTTGTGGTTACAGTTACGATTCTGCTACCATTAGTAGTTACATCTGCAACGTTAGTGAGAGGAGTATCTCCAGCGATTGAATAATATCCAGGAATGTTATTAACTCTCTCTAGAGTTTCCCACTTAGTTGCTTGTAGACCATATTCAAAGTCAGTATCAATAAGAGTATTTGGTTCTGATACGCGGAACTTAGATACTGGGTCTAGAAGAGTATCAACTGGTTTGATTTCAACACCATCTTCTTCAGTAAAAATCTGAAGAACATCAGAGTCGTTCATTCCAGTGGTATCATAGTTTAGCGTAATTGTTGTTGTATCAGTTGCTTATTATATACATTGTTGGTTGCTTTAAGAGCAGAGTCACCAACGTTGTAGATAACAGTGTTAGCGGTTGCGTTATTGATTAAGAGTAATCTCTTAGGGTTGACATTACCCTTTAATACGACCTGACGGGCAGCTTTATTAAAGGTATAGTCAAATGCTAATTTTCTTGCCATTTTAGTTTATTTCTCCTTTTAAAATTAGAATCCGAAGGTTAGCGAATAAGTTAGAGCTGCCGCCTTAACCGCAGCAATTTGAGCAGAAACATTGGTGGTATTATCACCTTGAGCAAATAGTTCCCAGAAAGCAGGTGCTTGTTCAGGATCCCTTGCACCACCATTAGCAATGGTGTATTCTTGGATATTTATCCAAGCACTAGCACCCTTAAATACGATTTCACCGACATTATAATCGGTAACCGCACTCCATGTGCCTCTCCACTTAAGACCAGTTTGGAAGAATACCCACTTAGTTACATCTGATGTAGGTTTTACGTTAGTATTAGCAGCAATAGCAACATAAAGATTACCACCATACTGGGCAACATCACCTGGCTTGTATGCAGTTGCTCCACTCCATGCTCCCACTGGGGATAGTCCAGTGACTAGGAGACCCCAATCAGCAGAACTTGAAGAAGGAACTACATTAGTATTGATTGTTTTGGCGGTATAAGTATATCCACCATAAGCAACAATATCTCCTTTTTGATATTCGGTTGTATCACTCCAGTTATTTTCAAACTTCAGTCCATCGAGATAAACTGAGAATTTAGTAGCATCGAATGTGCTTGCTGAAGTGTGTTCTGTTGTACAAACATAAATGGTGTTGCCATAAGTAACGAGGTCATTTAGTTTGTAAAATGTGGTTGCTGCCCAGTTTCCTTTTACTTCGTAACCAGGAACATGAACATTCCATCTTGTTGGAGATGCCGCAAGATCATTTGTATAAAATGCCGCTTCAGATGCGGCAGATGTGTGGTTGACAACACAAACATATGTGTTACCACCAAACTTCACGATATCATCGATCTCATAGGCTGTTGTAGCAGTCCAATTGCCTCTCCAATTAAATTTTAATCTACCTAATCTGAAATCTGCCATTTTAGTTTCCTATTATTTTGGACCTGTGTAAGAATAATTATTGTTTAGTCTTGCGACCATGTAACCATCATCGTCAATAAAATATCTCACTTTTTTATTTTCAAATCTATACTGTTGATATTTATCGTTAGCAATATTTAAATCACCCAATCCATTGATGTTATTTCTTGGTCTTCCTGCAGGAACTGCATCAACATAATCATCATTTAAGGAAGCAAAAACATTTTGAACGGGTTCATTAAAAACATCAATTACTATATTAGAATTTGTATCTTCTAATGTATAAACTAACATTCCATCTGCAGTTCTTTTTAAACCATGAAATTCATAAAGTGAGGTTGAAGAACTAGAACCTCCTGAACCTATTAAGTTACTTAAGTTAATTGCCATTTTAGTAGACCCTCCAGTACGATCCTGTCCATACTACATCAATACTTAAACCAGAATAATCGAGAATTAATGCATTATCAATTACTCCAGTGCTCACTAAAAATGATTTATTATTAGCATTAATTACTGCATTTGATGTTGCCCACGTATTTGCTCCATCAGCAAATCTAATAATGTCTCCAATATTAGGATTTGATGGTAAAGTAGCAGATACTAAACCATATGATGTATCAACAATATAATTTCTATTAGATTCTAATTGTGGATTTGTCGCAGTATTAAATGTTGATGTTACGAAATATGGATTAGGTGTACCAGATACAGTTTTTGTTCCCATTACCAAGAAATATTCGGTAGAACCGACAGTAGCAAAATTTAAATTTTCTGCACTTAAACTAGTTCCAAATTCAAAAACAGGTTGATTAAATATTGCCCAATCTTTACCATTTGATGATCTTAATGTATTACCATTATTATCCATAATAATATAAGCTTGAGTAGCAGAAGAATATTTAAATGTTTTTACAGAAGTTAAATTTGTTGGATTTAAAACTAAATCAGTCCACACTTGACCATTAGTTGAAGTTTTAATAGTAACGTCATTATTTGAAAGATTGTCAATAACAGCAATGAATCCACTACCATATGGTTGAAGATAAACTTTTCTTCCTCCACCCATAAACAATCTACTAGTCCAAATATTAGTATCAGTTGAACTGACAATATCACCAGCACTACCACCAGCAACATAAACAGAGTTATTGTAACTGAATGAAGTTACAGATGAATTTAAATTACTACTTCTTAGAGTAAAATTTAACGCACCTGATGAATTGGCAATATCCCCTAAAGATGTTCCAACTAATTGTTTTCCATTTGCATAGAAAGTTGCAACCACATTAGCACCATTTCCCACGAAAGGACCAGGAGATGCTGCCCACGTATCACCATTAGACGATGTTAAAATAACATTTCCATCTGCACCTGCAAAAAAGAATGACCCTCCCCAATAAACAGAATTAATATTATTTGGAGTTCCTGATGTCCTTGCAGACCAAGAAGTTAAATTTGTTGATGATGAAATTTTTCCACCTGTCGAAACAATTACATGTTTTGGAACAAATTGATTATCATTAAAAGCATGATCTTTTACAATAGTTTCGGGGGATACTTGAGTATTTCTTTCAGTGAATGCAGAAATTGAAGTTGGAATTGCCGCAAGGAATGTCCAACCAACTAGAGAACCTGCAGTACTTTGAGTAAGAATCTCTTCCCATTTAGTTGCAGATTGGTTATAAATTTTTGGAGAGTTTGTGAAAGTATTGAAAATTAACTGTCCATCTGTGGGAGATGCTGGGTCAGTTAATACAGTAATATTTAATTTTTCTGGAGTAATTGAACCATTTGCAATCTCTGGATTGCCAACTGCACCAGAAGCAATTTTATCTGATGTAACAGAATCAATAGCTAACTTTTCTGTAGTGATATTTAAATCACGAATATGATTAGTTGTTACCGCTCTATCTGCATCAACTAAAGAACTACTCTTTAATTTTGATGAATCTACTGCGTTGCCCGCTAATTTACCAGTGGTAATATTTAAATCACGAATATGATTAGTTGTTACAGCTCTATCTGCATCAACAGAAGCACTTGATTTTAATTTTAGTGCATCTACAGCAGCATCTGCAATTTTAATATTTGTTACTGCAGAATCAGCAAGTTTTGCAGTAGTAACATTAAGATCTCTGATCTTTGCAGTTGATACTGCTTCTGCTCCAACAGTTCCATCAAGTTTAATGGTAGTAATAGCGCCATCTGCTACGTCTGCAGCAATTACTGTACCAGGAGCAATTTTATCACTTGTGATAGAATTATCAGCAATTTTGAGAGTGGTTACTGCTCCATCTTTAATTGTTTCTGTAGTTACAGTATCGGTTCCTGGTTTATTAAGAGAAATTCTATCTCCCAAAATACCAAAGAAAATTGCACCTGAAGAAGGAGCAATTGAAAAAGTAATTATATTACTTTGAATAGTAAAATCAACTTTTGGATTAAGTTGACCACCATTTAACACTGCTTGAAGGAGAAGTTCAGTATCTGGATAAACTGGTTCTCCATCAATTAACAAATAAAATTGAGTTGCTGATCCGTTAAAACCTACACCACCACCAACTCTTTGTAGTGGAGTGTCAAGTTTTCTGTTATCTGTCCTAGTAGGACTTATACCTAAGTATGGCATGGTACTCCGTATTAATTAGTAATTTCTAAAAAGCTTAATAATACATCCATGCCACCAGCGGTATCACATCTCACTTTAACTTGATCTCCCACTTCCAATACAATTTTTTGACCAGACAATACTTCAAAAGAAGATCCTGTTGGAATGGGAATATTTTTAATTAGATTGGCATCAGCACCAGTTGCTTTATCAATAAGAACATCGGCAACGACCGAAGAAGTTGCTACACAAGCAAGGTTCATACCAATGATAATTGAAGAAGTATTAGCTGGTACAGTATATACAGAAGTAAAACTAGTTCCAACCGCAGCACTTACTTTAGATCTAAAACTATTAGTTGCCATTTTATCCTAACGCGATTGATAATGCCAAAACATCCTCAACGAAAACAGGTGTTACCCACGAAAGATCTCCTGATCCATTCGTTTGCAACACCTGTCTGTCTACTCCATCATCCGATGGTAGTGTCAATGTATAACTAGCGGAAAGGTTTGCTGGCGCTCTTAGTGCTACTGAATTGTCGCCGTTGACAGATAATTCTTGTAACTCTAACTTATTCTGATTTTGTACGACGACGCCGTTTTTAACGACGAACGCCTTAGCATTCGTTGCCATGAAGGTTCACTCTCCCCTTCCGCTAGATTTTTCTATGTTTATTTATAAGAAAAAAAATCCGAAAACATAAATATCTATTAGGAAAAATATAGGGAAATATAATGCCATCACCAAACCAATTTCCTTGGTCAACCGTTGAAAAAATTGCTGCAAATCTGTTTGTAAACGGATACCACAGTGGCATTAGTTTTGCTTATGATGCAACAAATGGAAGAGTCAATGCAACAGCAACTGGTGGAGGTGGAGGAGGATCAACCCCACCTAGTTTAAGTATTACCACGCAAGGTGCATCTGGATCTGGAGCGTTATCATACGACAGCACATCTGGAGTCCTTACTTACACTCCACCACTACTTACTGGTTATGCAGTAAAAAATGCAGCAGAGGCATTTTCATCATTAGTTGTTAATACGGGTGTTTCTTCTGCCAGCACCTTAACAAACACTATTACGAATCTTGCTGGAACTGGAGCTCCATCATTTCCAAATGGATTGAGCACTGGTTCTTTAATAATTAATGGATCTACTGGAGTTGCTGGACAATACTTGACAAGCACTGGAGCAGGTGCTACGTGGTCAACAATTAGTTTTATATCAGAAAATAGTTCACCTACATTTAGCAATGCGACAATTACTGGAAACTTAAATGTATCTGGTACTATTACAACTAATAATCTAACAACTCTGAATATTCAAAATAGTCAAATTGTTCTGAATGATAATGTTGTAGGACAACCAACATCAAATGCTAATGTAGTAGTTAATAGAGGATCATCACTAGACACAGAAATTCGCTGGAATGAATCTAATGACAGATGGGAATTTACAAATGATGGTAATACTTATTTTAATATTCCTGTTCCTACTGACTACAATAACTATAATAATCTTTTAAATCGTCCTACGATTCCAGCAGCACAAGTTTCATCTGATTGGAATGCTGTTACTGGTGTTGCTGCTATTTTAAACAAACCAACATTGTTTAGTGGCGCATATGCGGATCTTACTGGCAAACCAACAATTCCATCTTTATTGCAAAATCTTAGTAATGTTTCTACGGCAACTCCAGTAACAGGAAACATTCTTCGCTGGGATGGAACTCAATGGGCACCAGCATCTGCTGGCGGATCTGGCGGCGGTGGTGGTAGCGGAACCATGATTGGTCCTGTTACTTCTACCGACAAAGCAATTGCAAGATTTAATGGATCAAATGGACTAGAAGTTCAAGATTCGTTAGTAATTATAGGTGATGATGGGAAAATTACTGCCCCTAGAGTATCTAACTTAATTCCTTTTTATTATGGATCTATAGCAGAGTTTCCAACTGCTTCCGTAAATGCTGGTGCTATAGCATATTCTGAATCTGGAGGTGCTTTATATTATTCTCACAATAGTAGTTGGACAAACCAGAGAATTGTTACTACAACCAGTTCAACATCATCTGATCTTCAGACGCTGATTGGAAACTTTCAGCAGACATACTCAACATCTGTACAAGATTACACTGCAGGAACAACACAGCAAAATGCAGAAAGAAAAAATATTAGATTATCTGCTTCTGGTGGTGCTACGAGTGACATTACTATTAGAGCAACTTCTGGTATTACAATATCCAGAAACAGCAATGAATTAACTTTATCGGGTAGAGTTTATAATTTTAGTACAGAAACTGCAACTGGTAACCAAGTAAAATTAAGATTGCAAGAAATTGGTGTTGCTACCACAAATACCGATATTACTTTTGCTGGTGCTGACGGATTACAGATTGAAAGAACCAATGCAACTACAATTACATTTAGAGCACCTGCAAATACAGTAACTCAATATACTGACGGCATGGCAAAAGATGCTGCAGCATTGATGTTAATTAATGGCAGTAAAGTAGGGGTTACCTATACTTATGATAGTGTAAACAAAGTAATTAACACTGTTGTAAGTGGTGGTGGT